CCAATCAAATTGGGAAATATTTCTAAATAATATTGAAGTGCACATTTCTGGAAATAGAGGTGAGCAATTGTTAAATTTTTATAAGCGATATGAGGATCGAATTATTATGATGCCCGCCGCTCATAAAAAAGAATATCATTCCGCATTTCCAGGTGGTTATGTAGATCATGTTAATAGAGTAGTTAGATGTGCTCTTAAACAATATGATTTATGGGCATCAGAAGGATGTGATATGACTACATTTACTAAAGAAGAACTAGTATTTTCTGCTATTAATCATGATTTAGGTAAGATGGGAGATAAAGACCACGATGCTTATATCCCTCAGACCGATAAATGGAGAAAAGATAAATTAGGTGAAGATTATATGTTTAATAAGAAGCTAGCATTTTGCTCTGTCCCAGATAGAGGATTGTTTTTGCTTCAACAACATGATATTTCTTATACATTTAATGAAATGGTAGCTATTCAAACTCATGATGGGTTATATGATAATGCTAATGAGAAATATTTAAAAGGATTTATGCCTGAACAAAAACCTCGTACATCTTTACCATTTATTTTACATCAAGCTGATTTAATGTCCGCCAGAATTGAATTTGAAATAGAATGGCTTCCAAAATTTTCTCAAAATAGCGTGGAGCCCGAAAAAAAGAATTTTACATTGTCCGACAATAAACATGGTTCCAAGTCTAAATCAAAAGCTTTAGGTGGAATCAAAAGTGAAGGTTTAAAAAATATGCTAGATAGTTTATAATGGATATTTCAATAATAGTAATTTCGATTTTAGGAGTTGCAGTTGTAATTTTAGGATTTACAACTTGGAACTTACTGTCAAAAACAGAAAAACAAGAAGATATTATTATTAATTATGATAACTTTATAAATGAATATAGTAAACAATTAGATGTAGCAGATAAACGCTTAAAGGAAATCGATGAAAAAGATTTATTTAAGAGTGATGATGAAATTGGTTGGTTTTTTAAAAATTTAAAAGGGTTGCAAAATGACTTGTCTAAATTTAAAATTAACCAATAACCCTATATGCAACCACCTGTTCGTAAAAGAAGGAAGAAGTCTAAGAACTACTTCACACATGACACCGAATTAGCTATTGTTAGATACAATAGTTTAGATTCAGTTAAAGATGAGAAATTAAGAAGTGATATCTATGATAAAGAGATTCATTATCCATTCTTTAAACTAACCCAAAACATTATTCACACATTTAAATTTTACCATACAGAGGTTGAAAATTTAGAACACTTACAACATGAAATAATTGTTTTCTTACTTTCTAAGATACATTTATTTGATCCAAGTAGAGGGGCAAAAGCATATTCATATTTTGGTACTATTGTTAAAAGATGGTTAATATTATACAATACCAAAAATTATAATAAAAAAATTAAAAAAGTAGATGTTGATGTTTTAATGGGTGATAAATCAACTCACACTTATAAATTCGAAGAATCAACAGGGCCAGTAGATGAATTGTATAAATATATTGACATATTTGTTGACCATGTTACAGAAAATATATATGAGTTATTTCCAAAGAAAAATGATGCTCAAATAGCAGATGCAATTTTAGAGTTATTTAGAAAAAGAGAAACTATAGAGGTATTCAATAAAAAAGCGTTATACATATATATTCGTGAAATAGTAGATGTAAAAACTCCAAAAATTACCAAAATAGCGGATAAATTACATGATATATTTAAAAGTCAGTACGTTTTCTTTTTAGAAAATGGTTATGCTAGATTTTAAACTTATCCTATATCCATATTTATAATAAAAACATATTATGGGAGCATTAGACAATGTAATATTTGGGAACAAAAAATTCTCAGATATTCTCAGTGAAATTTACGATAACCAAACTGAAAAGAAAAAACAAATTACTGGTTTGATTTCCGAACTTAAACCTCTTATATCTGATATAGGTGATGCAACTCTTATAGTACCATTAATTAAAGAGTATTTAGAAATTGGCGTTAGAAACGATGAACAATTAATTAAAATGGCAACTATAGTGCAGCGTGTTGTTAATAATTCTAATAGTGACGATAGCACGGGTATAACAGAAGCAGAAAAAGAAGAACTGTTAGCGGAATTAGACAACATTCAAAATGCTTATAAAGCAGAGAAGAAAAAAGATAAAAAGTAATGTACGTAAATGGTTTAGCAAGATTATTTCAAACCGGAGTAGCAGGAGTAGTTGATACTTTATCACGACTTGATGATAGTGAACAAAGTGGACCTATCATTGCGCGTGTGACTGATGTTTGCTTAAACAGTAATTCAGATTTATTTAAAACAGCAGGATGGGGAGGAATTGGTAGTATATCTTTTCAAGCATTAAATGATCAAAAACCTGAATCAGGTCAAAATAGAGTAGGATCAACATTAGCTTTACCAATGTTTCCTCAATTTAAAAATTATCCTTTAGTAGATGAATTTGTAATATTATTTCCTGGAGCAGGACAATCAGATCCTCAATCATCTGGGGTAAAACAATATTATTATATACCATTAAATATTTGGAATAATCCTCATTATAATGGATACCCTAATACTTTAAATGAAGACCCTAAAAGTCAGGAAAGCGATTACGAAGAGATACAAGATGGTAACCCATCAACTGAAAATAATAATCCTGAAAGATTACCAATTAATGGTCAATCTGGGGGACAATTTGTAGAAAAAGGAGATATACATCCAATTTTACCTTTTGCTGGTGATCAAATTATAGAAGGAAGAAATGCTAATAGTATAAGATTAGGATCAACTGCTACTACAAAAGGATCAATAAGAAATACTTGGTCTTCTTATGGGGATGAAGGTTCTCCTATTTTAATTATAAAAAATGGTCAACCTGAAAATGTAGAAGGAGATTCATGGGTTCCTACGGTTGAAGATATAAACAGAGATCCTTCATCTTTATATCTTACTTCAACACAAAAAATACCAATAGTAGTAGCTACATCTAATCTAGTTGCTGGAGAAAAAGAAACAATACCTTTTACTAGCATTATAAATAAAACTCCAATCTCACCTAAAACATTTACTAAATCCCAAGTAATTTTAAATTCAGGAAGATTATTATTTAATACTGTTGGTGATAGTATACTAATGTCATCTCAAAAATCTATTATATTAGAAAGTAGAGAAGATTTAGGAATTAAATCTATGTTTAATAATGTTAATATATTAGCTCCTAAAGGTAATATATCTATGGGGAAACGAAACGCTGATCAATCTGCTGTTTTGGGAGATAATTTAATGGAATACTTAGTTCCAATAATGAAAAATATGAAAACATTGGTAGAAAAAATGACCAAAGAACCTCAATTAACAACATCTAAAATTCCAGCTCAGACTTTAATAGAACAGTTTAATACTTTTATAACTAACTATCAAAAAACATTGTCGGATAAAATAAAATTATCTTAATGGTAGAGGATTTAATTCAAATAGCATCATCATTCCTACAAACAGAGAAAGGACAGAAAATACTTGAAAAAGTAAAGGGCTTAGACCTTGAAGAGTTTAAAAAAGCCCAAAAGGATTTGTCTAAAGAAGAACTTGAAGAACTTAAGGAAGAAAAAAGAAAAGAGTTAGGAGACAAATATGGAAAATATGTTCCTTATTTTGCTATTTTTACAACTCGAGGTGTAGTATATGATAAAAGAACTAAAGAACCAGTTGAAGGTATAGAAGTAAAACCACGACTTGGAATATTCCCAATAACTAAAGAACCTCGTATTAATAAAGTAACAGAGGAAGTATTAAAAGATGCTGATGGGAATATTTTGTATAAAGCTGTAAAAGATAAGGGTGGTAAAGACTATGTTACTACTAATGAAAATGGAGAATGGGAAATTACTTTAGGTATGCCTTATTTAGATGCTGCTAAAAGAGTTGTTTTACCTCAACAATCAACTCCTTTTGTAACATTTATAGATAAAACAGATAGACCTTCTACTGAATCCCAAAGACAAACAAATACAAATGGAGAATATGCTCCAAATATTCAATATCTTACAACTTTAGAAGGTGAAGTTTTTCAAGACCAAACTCCAGTAGCTTTATTTGAAATAACACAAGCAGCAAAGATAGCAACTGAAGAAGCAATAACTGAAGTTACTAAATTAGCAGCTGATTTTGCTGAAAAACAATTAGATGTAGTTGAGCAGACATTAAATAGTTTAATGAGTTTAGTACTAAAACCATCTACGGTTATTCAAACTAAATTATTACCTCTTGCTTTTCAATTAATGTTATATTTTGGTATAGCAAAAGAAGAACAAGCTAGACAACAATTACAAAAATGTCCTGATGGAATTTTATTAGGAGAAATTATTAAAAAAAGGAACTCTATTGTTAGACAATTAAATAATATATATGGTATTATTATAGCAAACACAGCTTTAGCAGTATTATTTTTATATTTATCTAAATATTTAATTGTTATAAAAAATACAATAGCAAGTATATCATTTCCAGTATCTACTCCTCCTGGATTAGGTGTACCTTATTCATTAATTAGTAGGTTAGAAGGAATACAAGATATGCTTGAACGTATATCAGGTATTAATAAAGACCTAAAGAAAAATTTATTTATCGCTTTGATTTTTCTAATTATATCTTTAATTTTAATTTTAAGGTATATGAAAACTATTGATAATTTAATTAGAGAATGTACCCCTAATGCTGGTCTTGAACCATTAAATAAAGAATTATTAGCATTACAAGAACAAAGTGATACACAAGGAGAACCTGAAGTAAAAATAGTAAACGGATTTAAAATGTCAGTAGAAGTAGTTGATAAATACAAAGTAGGTGATTTACCAAGAAGACAAGCTGTTGCTAAAAATTCTAAAGGAATAACAATTTTAAAAGGTGAACCATCATTTAGTGCCCAAAATCAAATACTAATTGATGAACTATCATTTTATATTATACAAAACGATTTAAAAGCAGATTAGAAACATATTTATAACTAAATAATAATTACAATGAAACTAAGTCAATTAAAAACTATTGTAAAAGAAGCAGTAAAAGAAGCAATTCAAGAAGAAATGAAAGATATTCTTTTAGAAGCAGTTCGTGTACCTAAAGCAGTAGTATCAGAAGTACAATCTACACCTGTAGCTACTACTCCATTACCAGAAACAGACAAAATGAAACTAAGAGAAAACATGATGAGTGTTTTAGATAGTATGAGACCTGGAGCTAATGGTACAATATCAGCTACAACAGCAGATATGCCTTTACAAGTAAATAGTTTTGGTGATACAACTTCTCCAAATGGTAAATTACCAGAAGGAAGTGTTAGTATGGACCAAATAATGGGTTTAATGAACAGTAAATAATAGACTATGGCGTTTGGAGCAGTACAGCAATTTCCTAATGACTTAAGACCAAGTGTTGGTATAGGTGTAAATTTACCTTTTTCTGAAGGGAATGGCTTTACTCCAAATTATACAACGGCTGAAT